TATGTATGTTAATGATGGAATCGGATTCAGGATGGATCCTGAAGTTTGCTTATTCTATTCTTTTAACTGTTTTGGAACCGCCGATGCTGTTTCATTCCATAACAATATGTTACGTATCCATGATTTAAAAAATGGTAGAACGCCCGCATCAATGCAGCAACTTAGAATTTATGCAGCTCTATTTTGTCTAGAATATGGATATAATCCAAGGGATATCGATATTGAACTGAGAATATATCAGTCGAATGACGTTCTTATTGAAAATCCAGACTTAGATGACATCGCATATATAATGGATAAAATTATTTTATTTGACAAAAGAATCAATGAAATAAAAGAATGAGGAGAGCACATATGGATTATATTCGGCATTATGGGACCCCGCGCCATAGTGGTAGATACCCATGGGGTTCAGGAAAAAACCCGCAAAGATCAAAATCATTCGCTACAAGAGTATCGGAATTAAAGAAAGATGGTTTAACTGAAGCCGAAATTGCTACCGCACTGGGCTTAAAAAATACAGTCGAACTACGCGCACAAAGACATATGGAGGCTGAAGCGAAATATGGAGCACAGGTAGCTATGGCTTCGCGTTTACGTGCAAAAGGATATTCTGATGTTGCCATATCAAAAAGAATGGGGATTAGCCCCAACACTGTAAAGAATATTTTATTGCCTGAAACGCAGGAACGACATCGAATTACAGCAGCTACTAAACAAATGTTAAAAGAACAAGCTGACAAAAAAGGTATGATAGATGTTGGTCGAGCATCGAATCTCTATCTAGGTGTTGCAAAAACAAAAATGGATGTGTCTCTATATGAACTCCAACAAAAAGGTTATGTTGTAACAGAAATACAAACGCCACAATTAGGAACAAGTAATAAGACAACTGTTAGAGTTTTAATGTCACCCGAGACAATGAAAAAAGCAAGAGCAGAATATGAAATAAAAAATCCTGAAAAATGGAAATCAAAAACAAAAGAAGAACAAGATGCAACAATAGCGTATGTTTACGCTTCTAAGCACGCTGAGGACATCCGATTGATTACAGACTGGTCTTCAGACGGTGGGTTGACATATAAGTCACTTAAACCACCTGTGTCGGTCGATTCGAAAAGAATCATGGTAAGATTTGATGATGATGATAATCCATCGGGATCGGATATGGATGGCGTTATACAACTTCGTCGTGGGGTTCCAGACATAGCACTTCCACCAAACACCCGCTATGGACAAGTCAGGATCGCTGTGGACGGCACCCATTATATGAAAGGTATGGCTATTTATTCTGATGATATGCCACCTGGTGTGGATATAATTTACAACTCATCAAAGAATTCGTCAGTAGGTAAGCTGGGAGCAATGAAGAAGATGAACGACACTATTGACAAAGAAGACGGTGGTTCTATTTATATCGATGCGGATGGTAAACAGAAAATTAACGAATTTGGAGCATCGATAAGACAGCTAACATATACTGATAAAAATGGAAAAGAGCAACAATCAGCCCTCAATATTGTTGGATTTGTTGGTAAACAAGACTCTGGCGTTGAGGGTAGTTGGAATACATGGAGTAAGACTTTATCCAGTCAATTTCTGTCAAAACAATCGCCAGAATTAGCTAAACAACAGTTAAATCTTGACTATCTCGACCAAAAAGAAACATTCGATCAGTATATGAAGATAACGCAACCAGCTGTTAAACAACGTTTACTTGATTCATTTGCTGACGACTGTGATGCTAAAGCCGTACACCTTAAAGCCGCAGCTCTTCCGAGACAAACGTCGAATGTTATCCTTCCCATCTTGTCTTTAAAAGATAATGAATGCTATTCAACGAGTTATAGAGATGGCGAACAGCTTGCTCTTATACGTTATCCACATGCTGGCACATTCGAAATACCTATTGTGACAAATAATACCAAGAATAAAGAGGCTATTTCTGTAATCGGAGATGGCGTCGATGGTATTGGTATTACTCCAGCCACAGCAGAACGATTATCTGGTGCCGACTTTGATGGAGATACTGTAATAGCTATACCGTATGATCCACGTATTATTAAGACCTCAAATTTACCGAAAACTCTGGAAGGATTCAACCCAAAGAAAGCATATCCTGGTTACGAAGGTATGCCGCGAATGACAAACACCATGAAACAAAGCGAGATGGGTAAAATATCGAACCTTATTACGGACATGACCATTAAAGGTGCACCACCTAATGAGATAGCAAGAGCTGTTAAACATTCCATGGTTGTTATTGATGCCGAGAAACATCATCTGAATTACAAGCAATCATATATTGATAATGGAATAGCGGAATTAAAAGTTAAATACCAGGGCGGAACACTAACCAATCCTCGTGGAGCATCTACCATAATAAGTAGAGCCTCTTCGGAGATACGTGTCCCTAAAAGGAAGGCCCTAACCAAAGAACAAGCCCTTGCAACTGGGAGAAAGCTTGTTCGTAAAAGTAAATACTCAGTCGATGTTGAAACTGGAGAGAAAGTATTTGCACCAACAGGAGAAGGTTATTATAGAAAGAATGGCAGATTCGTACCCACCCAAATTGTATCCACTAAGATGTATGAAACCCCTGACGCCCGTACATTAATGAGTAAAGATCCAGCTGAAATAGAAATAATCTACGCCGACTACGCCAACGCCATGAAGAAACTGGGTGACCTAGCCCGTAAAGAGAGCGCCAATATAAAGATGACACCTTATTCAAAGTCAGCTAAGATAGCATACGCTGATGAAGTTGAGTCTCTCAATGCAAAACTCCGTACTGCATTATCCAATGCTCCATTAGAACGTCAGGTGCACCTAGTTGGGAATAAAATTGTTGAGACTAGTATAGCAGCGAACCCAGATATGGATGCATCTCAAATAAAGAAATTAAGGGCTCAAGTCCTCAATGACATGAGACAACGTATTGGAGCTAGTAAACAAAGAATAAAAATTACAGAGAAGGAATGGGAAGCTATCGAGGCTGGAGCAATTAGCAATTCAGTGTTGTCAAGTATCTTGAATAACACAGACTTAGATGCTATACAAGCCTTAGCAACACCAAGAGAGAAGATTGTTTTATCAGATAGTAAACTCGCACGTGCTAGAATCTACCGAGAACAAGGGCGAACTCTGGCACAAATCTCAGACATGTTAGGTGTCTCCGTATCAACCCTATCCAAAGCTTTAAAAGGAGGTTCATAATGAGTGCTGTTATGTTAACAACGATAGATAATCCATTTAATCCATTCACTCAATGGGATGACTGGCTACGTTATGATGAGGATAAGAAATATTACACCTGTAGCTACCTTGCTAGAATAGCTAAAACCTCAGACGATTTACCAAATGAAGAAAACGATCGACTAATCGAATATGCAATTGATGAGATCGTTCAACTAAACATTAATGGATTGTATAAGAAGGTATATGAGAATGAGGAAGGACCGGGGGAGGGGGTCTAAATATAACACCCCCTCCTATATCGCGCGGGTCCTTATATTTTCTCCGGGGGTTAAATTCTGGAGACATTCCCGAAAATACCCCGGTCAAACTATTACCAAAGTATATTTAAAGGGGGGTCATTATGGCTAAAAAGTATACAACTTCTGTTAAAAAGTTGACAAGAACTCCACCAGCTACAACTCCAGAAGGAAGAGAACAACAATTAGTGGCCCTTGCCATGGATGCCACAGAACAAAGAATCAGGAATGGAACGGTAAGTGCACAAGAACTTGTATATTTGATGAAAGCTGGTTCGCCAACTGCTAAAACAGAAAAACAAATTCTCGAGTTACAAAAACAATTAATTGCAGCGAAGACGGAAGCATTTAAATCACAAAAGAGAGTTGAAGAACTTTACTCCGACGCACTAAAAGCGATGCGTGCATATTCTGGTGCAGATAATGTCGAGGATAATAGGTATGATGATTAAAACATATTCCGAATTAATTACCTTACCTACTTTTGAAGAACGATTCAACTATCTAATCTTAGGTGGACGAGTTGGTCATCAGACATTTGGAAGAGACAGATATTTGAATCAGAATTTCTATAGGTCATATGAATGGAAACAAGTTAGAAACCAAGTAATCCTTAGAGATAATGGTTGTGACCTAGGGATTCCTGGGCGAGATATTTTAGATCGAATATATGTTCATCATATGAATCCAATAACTATAGACGACTTTGAAAATAATTATCATTCCTTACTAGATCCAGAATTCTTAATATCTACATCCTTTAACACGCATCAGGCTATCACATTTGGTAACGATAATAATTTACTAAAGTTACCACGAGAACGAAGAAGGGGGGACACCCTATTATGGTGAGCATTTTAGATTCTATAAAACAACTACTTGGCATTGACGTAAATGATACCAACTTTGACAAGGAATTAATTATGCATATTAATGGCGCTCTTATGATTCTTAATCAGTTGGGCGTTGGACCAGAATTTTACTCCATCACGGATAAGAATAATGTTTGGGAAGAATTTACACAGGGACGAAAAGATCTTGAAATAATTAAATCGTTTGTTTATTTAAAAGTTCGACTAATGTTCGATCCTCCACAAAATTCCTTTCTTGTCGACTCGATTGAGAAACAGATTTCTGAGTATGAGTGGCGTATTACTGTCCAAACAAATAAACTTGTCGAAGTGGGCGACACTATATGAATGCGATAAATGTACATGAGGCCTACGTTGAAGCTACTAAGCTAACAAATGCCAATCACCTTAAACAGATTTTAGAGTTCGATGTAGCGTTTGGATTTATTTTTAGCGATTTAGAAAACGACGGAAATGACTTGTGTATTTTAATATACAAGTACGACCCGAAAAAATCAGTATTGGCTCCAGTGTCATTTGGGAGTCTTGATTTCTTAGGTCCCGGACAGGAAGTTCCATTATCGACAATTAAATAGAGAGAGGTGTAATTAATTGAAGTTATCTAACACGGCCACTCCTCGGTATTATGGTCAATTTCGTGAAGCCGTGTTGAGAGGCGAAATACTTGTCAACAATGAAATTTCTCTCCAGATGAATAGAATTGATGATCGTATTCGTAACCCCGCATACTATTACGATGAAGATGCCGTAGAGGGTTTTATCTTATTTTGTGAAAATGAGCTGACACTCACCGATGGATCCGATCTCCATCTTTTAGACACTTTCAAACTTTGGGCTGAAGATATTTTTGGTTGGTACTATTTCGAAAAGAGATCAATCTTTATACCGGGAAATAGTCGAGAGCCCGGTCGTTATGAGGATCGCTGGGTTAAGAAAAGGTTAATAAATAAGCAGTTTTTAATCATTGCACGTGGTGCAGCTAAGTCAATGTATGCAAGTTGTATACAAAATTATTTTTTAAATGTTGATACGACAACCACACATCAGGTAACGACCGCACCAACAATGAAACAAGCTGACGAAGTAATGTCGCCAATTAGAACAGCCATTACAAGAAGTCGCGGACCATTGTTTAAGTTTCTAACTGAAGGATCTATTTTTAACACTACAGGTGCTAAAGCCAATCGTACAAAACTAGCAGCCACCAAAAAAGGAATTGAAAACTTTCTTACTGGTTCACTTTTAGAAGTTCGTGCAATGACTATCGATAAACTCCAAGGGTTACGGCCTAAGGTTACAACCATCGACGAATGGTTATCCGGTAATATTCGTGAGGATGTTATTGGGGCTGTTGAACAAGGTGCGTCTAAACTTGACGACTGGTTAATTGTTGCGACGAGCTCAGAAGGTACTGTTCGTAATAGTGCTGGCGATACAATCAAAATGGAATTGATGGACATACTTCGAGGTGATTACATAGCCGATCATGTGTCCATTTGGTACTATAGATTAGACGATATTGAGGAAGTAGCAAATCCAAACATGTGGCAAAAAGCCCAACCAAATATCGGTAAGACAGTTTCATATGAGACATATCAGAGGGATGTTGAGCGTGCCGAAAAAGCCCCATCAACTCGGAATGATATTCTTGCAAAGCGTTTCGGAATACCAATGGCAGGGTATACATATTTCTTTACATACGAAGAAACTCTACCACATAGACGAAGATCCTTTTGGAAATGCGTTTGTTCGATGGGTGTCGACTTATCCCAAGGTGATGACTTCTGTGCCTTCACATTTTTATTCCCACTCGGACGAGATGGATTCGGAATCAAGACTCGTTGCTATATTACTAGTTTAACTCTATCTAGACTTCCTGGTGCACTTCGTGTTAAGTATAACGAGTTCATCAATGAAGGATCATTAATGATTCTTGATGGTACGGTGCTTGATATGATGGATGTATATGATGACCTTGAAGAATACATCGACGCGATGCAATACGACGTTAGAAGTGTTGGTTTTGACCCTTATAACGCCCAAGAGTTTATAGCAAGATGGGAAAAAGAAAACGGCCCATATGCAATCGAAAAGGTAATCCAAGGTTCTAAAACTGAATCAGTTCCGCTTGGAGAACTCAAGAAACTTTCGGAAGAACGTCTATTAATATTCGACCAAGAATTGTTTAGCTTTACAATGGGTAACGCCGTAACAGAGGAAGATACCAATGGTAATCGTAAACTTCTAAAGAAGCATAGAGATGAAAAGATAGATGCTGTCTCAGCTTTACTTAATGCTTACGTTGCATATAAATTAAACAAAGATGAATTTGAATAGAAAGGAGAAACGGATGGCCAATAAAGTTATAAAACATTATTATTACGACGAACCAACTGACACTCGATTTAACTTAGAACCTGACAAAACTAAAAGTATTTCGGAACTATCTTTTTCTGAGCTTCGTCGTATGCTGGAGCGCCTCCGAAGTGAGCGGGAAGTCGAAGATGTAATAATGGATTTAAAAAGGCGATCGGGTGAGAAAAATACATACGAGCAACCTTTTATAATCGATACAACAACTCCAATCAACCAATTATACCATTACGGTATTTTAGGCCAAAAATGGGGCGTGAGACGATTTCAAAACAAAGACGGAACCCGAACGCCTGCTGGGAAAAGGCGGGAAAAAGCTTTTGCAAAATCTGAAGATCATGTTAAAAGTAGGGACTTTAAATCGAAAGCCCCAAGCGGTCTTTCAAATGAAGAGCTGAAGAAACTAAATGAAAGATTGCAATTAGAGGAGACTTATAAAAGACTCACAGCAGAAAAATTAGAGAAAAGTGAATCCTTTGTTAAAAAAGCAATCTTGAAAGGTGGAGGGGAAGCCTTATCCGAATTTAGTAAAGGTGTCTTCTTAGGTAGTGCGAAGATCTTTGTACAACAATTATCCCCACAGTTCGCAGAAGATGCATTTGGTATGAAACCCAAAGATAAGAGATAAGGAGGACCAATTTATGAATCAAACAGTCCTTCAACATTACGGAATTATGGGTATGAAGTGGGGTGTTCGTAGGTATCAGAATCCCGATGGGTCACTTACACCTAGAGGTCGGGCCCGATTAGATAAGAAAGACATCAAGTGGGCCGAAACAAAGGGCGAGAAAATACGCGCTAAAATTCAAAAAACAGTATCAAAAGAAATGAATGAATTCGTCAAAACCCAATTGGAGATGTCTTATACGCCTACTGGTCGCATTTCCTCCGCTACAATTTTACAGTATAACAATAAACTAGCATCGCTTATGAACGAAAGAGTTTCTGGAATACAGGCTCCATCTGGGCGAGTGTTAAAATTTGTTGCTAAACGAGGTGAAATTGGGGTTCATACAGCAGTTGCCGACGCAGGTTACGATATGGAACAATTGAAACAAGGTGTCTTCAAATCTGGTAAGGTTGCCTATAAACAAGAAAATCTAATGCGAAGGGGTGATTAATATAAACTCATTTAGCAATAGATTAAAACATGCATGGAACGTCTTCAAAAATCCTGAAGAAAATGTACCATATTCTATGTCGGATCTTGGTTACGTATCGTCGTTCAATCCTAGTCAGGTTCGGTTATCAAGGGGAAGTGAAAGATCTATTATTTCAACTATTACCACAAAAATCGCAATGGATGTTGCTAGTTTCAATTTACAACATGTCCGGTTGGATAATGAAGATCGTTATTTAGAAACAATTAAAGACTCTTTAAACCATTGTCTCACAGTGGAGGCGAATAAAGACCAAACAGGTCGTGCATTTATTCAGGATGTTGTAATGAGTATGTTTGATGAAGGGGTTGTTGCGATTGTCCCCGTTGATACAATAGTTGATCCAACAATATCTGATGGCTATAAGATTTTATCACTTAGAACTGGTAAAATTAAGGAATGGTTTCCAAATCACGTTCGAGTTGAAGTTTACAACGATAATCGTGGTATAAAACAAACAATAACAGTTCCAAAATCGATTGTTGGTATAATTGAAAACCCATTATATGCAATTATGAACGAACCAAATTCAACCTTACAACGATTAAAAAGTAAACTTAGTCTTCTTGATGTAACCGATGATAAGATGAGCTCTGGTAAATTAGATCTAATTATTCAATTACCATATACCGTTAAATCCGAATCAAGAAAAGCAGAAGCCAAAGATAGAGTCCAAGCGATTGCCAATCAATTGGAAAGTAGTCGATATGGTATAGCTTATGCGGATGCCACGGAACGCATTACACAGTTAAATCGTCCAGTTGAGAATAATTTATTAGCACAAGTTCAATATCTGACAACAACATTCTATAATCAACTCGGTATGTCCGAGAACATATTCACCGGAAAGGCTACTGAGCAAGAGCTTCGTAATTATTACGATCGAACGGTCGAACCAATTGTTACAGCAATCATTGATGAAATGATTCGTAAATTCTTGACAAAAACAGCAAGAAGCCAAGGTCATTCTATCATGGGTTTCCGTGACATATTTAGACTTGTTCCAGCTACAGAGTTGGCCAATATTGCGGATGTATTTAGCCGTAATGCCATACTAACATCGAATGAATTACGTCAGATTATTGGAAGAAAACCATCAAACGATCCACGTGCAAATGAGTTAAGTAATAAAAATATGCCGGAACCAAACAATCAAAATGGAAATAATATTAAACCAAAAGCAGAGGAGGAAGAAGATTTAATTGAACATCCACCAACGCGAGAGGAGGTTTCCGAACAGATTGATCGTTTGAAAAACAAACTTAGAACACTCTGATGTTTATAAATCAATAGGAGGAAATATGAATAAGAAAAAAAAGTATGACTTTAGCGGGTATGCCACTAAGGTCGGTCTAAAATGTGCAGATGGTCGAACCATTATGCCGAACGCTTTCGAAGATATGGACGGTGCAAAAGTACCATTAGTTTACCAGCATCTTCACAATGACCCAAAAAATGTGTTGGGACATGCTATTTTAGAAAACAGAGCTGACGGCGTGTATAGCTATTGCTATTTGAACAACACTGAATCCGGAAAAGTTGCAAAAGATTTGGTAAAACATGGGGACATCGACTCTTTGAGCATTTATGCAAATAACCTAGTGCAAAAAGGTTCCAATGTTGTTCATGGTGTTATAAGGGAAGTTTCCCTAGTTATTTCAGGTGCTAACCCAGGGGCATATATCGACAATCTCGCATTTGAGCATGCCGACGGTAGCATAGTTAAAGATGATGAGGAAGCTATCATTTCTATCGGGGCACTCGTACACGACGCAATCGATATGCCCGACGAAGACGAAAAAGAAATCGATCTAACAGAAGACGAATTAGAACATGCGGCCAAAGATCAAAAGACCGTGGCTGAAGTTTTCGAAACGTTGAACGAGGATCAAAAACTAGTAGTGTACACCCTAATAGCACAGGCATTAGAGGTAAACGAAAAAGATTTAAAACATTCCAATATTGAAGGAGACGATGCAATGAAGAGAAATATTTTTGAACAAAATGACCAAAACATAACACACGGAAACCTAACAAGAGAAAAACTTCGTGAAATTTTCAACGATGCTAGACAGTCCCAGTCAACATTAAAAAATGCATTCCTAGCACATGGCTATGCTAGCATTAGAGATGCGTTTGAAGATTACGAACATCAAGGAGATGTGCTTGCACATGCTGGTACATATGGTATCGATGATATCGGTTATTTATTCCCAGATGCAAGAACAATAACCAACACTCCAACATTCATTAAAAGAGATACTGAATGGGTTTCCAAAGTTTTTGGTGCTGCTAAACATGTTCCTTTTTCAAGAATCAAAACTGTGCTTGCAGACATTACGGCTGAAGAGGCACGTGCTAGAGGTTATGTAACAGGCAACGAAAAAATTGATGAAGTGTTTACTCTATTGAAGAGAACAACTGATCCTCAAACAATTTACAAGAAACAAAAATTAGATAGAGACGACATTATCGACATCACAGACTTTGATGTTATTGTATGGTTAAGAGCTGAGATGAGGATGATGCTTGAAGAGGAAATTGCTAGAGCACAATTAGTTGGAGATGGTAGATTATCTTCTTCCGATGATAAAATTAAAGAAGACAAAATTAGACCAATTGCAACCGATGATCCAATATATACAGTTGAGGTTCAAATTCCGGCCAATGCTACAACCGCTCAAATGATCGACCAAATTATACTAGGACGTAAGAAATACAAAGGTACTGGTGTTCCTACTTTCTTTACTACTCCTGATGTTAATGGCGACATGCTTCTTTTAAAAGATTTAAATGGTAGAAGATTATATAATACTGAAGCCGATTTAGCAGCTGGCATTCGTGCAAAAGAAATTGTTGAAGTTCCTGTTATGGAAAATAAAGTTGTTGTTCTGAAACCAGCAACAGCATCGGAGGATGGTCTACAAAAGAGACTTATTGGTATTTCAGTTAATATGAATGATTACTCTCTTGGTGCTGATAAAGGTGGAAGTGTTACAATGTTTGATGATTTCGACATTGACTTCAACCAATACAAGTACCTAATCGAGACTAGATGCTCTGGAGCATTAACAATGCCACATTCAGCTATAGCTTACTGGAAGTTGGAAGTTATTCCAAAAACTGGCGAATAATTCGGACTCATTAATTCAAAATGGAAGGAGGTAGCCTATTATGGCTAAATTTTCAGGTTTAATAGGCTATGCTCTCCAAGAGGAGACGGCTCCAGGCGTTTGGACGGATAGGATTGTCGAAAAGAATTATCGGGGCGATGTCGTTTTAGACCAAAGGAGATGGCAATCAGCTGAACAGGTTAACGATAATTTAAACCTCGATAATTCAATTTCGATTATCGCAGACCCATATGCCTATCAAAATATTGGGAATATTAAATATATTGTCTGGAATGGTGCGACGTGGAAGATTCAATCTATCAGTATTAATCGACCTAGAATTATATTACAGATTGGGGGAATTTACAATGGCAAAAGACCGGCTAAGTCTCCATAATAAGTTAATAGAAATTTTAGGATCTAATAATGTATATTTTCAACCACCAACTTCCATACGTTTAAATTATCCATGCATCATATATAAAAGAGATGCAGAGGATCCATTTTATGCGGATGATATTAAGTATTATGGTATGAAAAGATACATGATAACGGTAATTGATGCGGACCCCGATTCATTAATTCCAGACAAAGTATCGAAAATGCAGTATTGTAGTTTCTTAAATAACCTCGCAGTAGACGGTCTAAATCATGACGTTTACTCACTATATTATTAAAAGGAGAATACTATGTCAAAACAAAAAATAACTTATCCAGATTACGGTTCTAGAAGTATGAGAGTTTTAGAAGCATTGACACCTCTTACTGGCACCGCGGCACCAGCAGAGCATGCATCTTTTATTGGTCAGATCTATGTCGAGACCACAACTCCGGCATTGTATGTAGCAGTAGCTACTGATTCTGAAGATCCAGCAGATGATTGGGCACTATCAACTATAGCAGCAGTTCCGGCAGCGGTTGCTGCTGCAATTGCAGAAGCTGATATACCCGGCGAAATTGCATTAGCTGCAGCAGAATTTGAACCATTAAAAGGGGCAGTTGCTCCAGCAGCACATGCGGATTTTATTGGTCAAATCTATGTCGACACTGTTCTTGGTAAGGGATATATGGCCATAGCAACTGACTCTGCCGATGCGGCAGACGACTGGAAAGAATTAACATTTGCTGAAGATTTAGAACAATAAAATTTTATTATAAGAAGGAGATAAAATATGAGTAAAATAGTTTGGGATCAATTAGGAGAAAGATTTGGTGAAACTGGTGTCGACCAAGGCGTACTATTTCCATTTAAAAATAATGCATATGAAAAGGGTGTTCCATGGAACGGCCTAACTTCAGTTAATGAGGCTCCGACTGGAGGAGAACCAAATCCATTCTATGCAGACAATCAGAAATATATTGAAATAATGTCCGAAGAGGAATTTGCTGGAACGATTGGCTGCTATATGTATCCAGATGAATTCAAGGCTGCAATTGGTGAAATTGAGTTGGCTCCTGGCGTTACAGTGGGACAGCAAACCCATGAAATGTTTGGTTTTTCTTATAGAACCAAAATCGTTAATGATACGAATGGGGCTGACTATGGTTTCAAGATTCATCTTGTATACAACGCATTAGCCGGTGTCACTGCCAGGGATCACACTACAATAAATGAATCCCCAGAACTCGAAGAACTTAGTTTCGACTTCACAACAACAAAGGTGGCGGTTTCAGGAGGAAAGCCAACGGCACATTTGGTTATCGATAGTACTAAGTTTACAGCTGAAAATAAAGCGAAACTCGATGACTTCCTAGATATTTTGTATGGAACAGAGTCTGTAAATCCTCGTCTTCCATTACCAGATGAAATTGCTGACTTATTTGAAGGCGCTGCTCCAGCTGCATTACAGGTAGTAATTACACCACCTGATGATGAGACTGAAGTTGATACAGATGCGGCTATTATATTCACATTTAACACTAAAATAGTGAAAGAATCAATCGTAGTTACATCGGCAGAAGGGGAAATAGTTTCTGGTTCAAAAACTTGGAATCCGGAAGGTAAAGTATTAACCTTTACTCCAGAAGCAAATCTATCAACCAATACGGTATATATTATTACAATTTCAGGGGTTGCTGATATTTATAATCGAACACTTGCACCACAGGTTATAAATTTCATGACTAAAGAAACTGAAGAATAATTATACTTAATAAAACAATTTTAAAGGGGCTTAAACGCCCCTTTTATATTATGGAGGAGGATATTTATGATTAAAAAAGTAATACAATATAATGATTATGATGACAATGTCAGAACGGATACATTATATTTTCATTTGAACAAATTCGAATGGTTGGAATTAGAAACATATACAAAAGGCGGTTTGATTGAAAACCTTGAGCATGCGGTTGAAACGAATAACGCTAAGAAGACAATCGATTTACTTAAGAAAATTATCCTAAGGGCATATGGCGAAAGAGATCCAGAAACCGGTACGTTTGAGAAGGATGACGATAAAGCCATAAGATTTAGTAAAACCGAGGCGTTTAGTGCCTTATTTTATGAGCTTGCTTACGATGAAAATGCAGCCAAAGAATTCTTCTTAGGTCTAATCCCCAAGGAGATAAGAGGAGAAGCATTGAAGAAGTATAACGAACAAGCCAAACAAAGTGGTTCCGCACCTATAAACAATGTAACAACATTAAAACAAATACCTGAACAATAGGAGGTCTAAGAATGCTTGAGATTACTATCGAAGCAAAGGAATTCTACAATCAAGAAGAAAACAGATTTATTACTACTTCCCCTTGTACGCTCACTCTCGAGCATTCTTTAATATCGTTAGCGAAATGGGAGTCAAAATGGCACATACCATATCTTAGCGATGTTGAAAAAACAGCAGAACAAGAGTTAGACTATATTCGCTGCATGATAATAGGCAACGTACCAAATGAAGACATCCTAAAAGCACTATCGGTCGAAAACATATTGGAAATTAAATCATATATCGACAATCCAATGACTGCCACGACATTTTCCAAGAAGAATTTAAAAACTGAAAAAAAAGTAATAACGGCAGAGGTCATCTATTCCCGAATGTTCGCGAACAATATTCCGATAGAATGTCAAAAGTGGCATTTATCCCGATTGTTCACATTGTTACGTGTATGTGATTTGGAGCGTGGTCCGAAGCAAAAGATGACAAAGAGAGAGACCGCGGCTTACTATGCTGAACAAAATGCAGCTCGTCGGGCGAAATACAACTCAAGGGGGTAACAAGTATGAAATGTTCTCTATGTTCAAAAGATTTCATACCAGGCGTCGAAGAACAAGACACCTGTGAACAATGTTTACCATCATTAAGATGGCTAACCGATAACAAAGGAAAAGACGAATATCAGGTAGATTACCTTATGGACGATATACCTGAAATGAGCAACTCACCTCTAGTCTCCTACACTAGATTATCTCCAAATAATTCGGGTTTACGAACTCACAAAATTGACACGATTACTCCGCATTGCGTGGTTGGTCACGCATCCCTCCAAACACTAGGTAATATATTCGCCCCGATAGAACGCCGAGCAAGTTCCAATTATGGTATAGATGATCATGGTAATGTTGGGATGTATGTTGAAGAAAAGAATCGTTCGTGGTGTAGCTCGTCCGAGTCAAACGACCAGAGAGCTATTACAATCGAAATAGCTTCCGATAATTTCTATCCATACAAAATCACAGATAAAGCCTTAAACGGTCTAATTAATTTATGTGTGGACATCTGTTCAAGGAACAACATACCAAAACTCCTATGGAAAGCGGATAAGTCATTAATCGGTCAAATCGACAAACAAAATATGACGGTTCATAGATGGTTCTCACCACGAGAATGTCCAGGAGAATACATTTATGAAAATCTTGGAATGGTCGCGGACGAGGTTAATAAAATTTTGTATAAACCCGAGATCGTTCTCCCAAAATTTCCATATCTTGTCATAATCGATACGTACGCTTTAAATTATAGACGTGGACCAGGAATGAATCATCCAATTAATGGAGTAGTTCATCGTAATGAAGTCTATACAATTGTTGAGGAGGCAGATGGTCCAGGTGCTTCAAAATGGGGAAGACTTAAGAGTGGTGCGGGATGGATATCCCTTGATTTCGTGAAAAAGATGAGGTGACT